GATGTAGATAGATATAACATTGATCATAAAAAATTTATTAAAACAATTAGAGAAAGAAAATATCCATTTGTTCCTTACAGATCAAAATCAAATGGTTTACATTTAATTTTACACTTATCTGAACCTGTTGCTGCAGCAGATATGAGAAAGAAAATGATAGCTATAGCATCTGATTTAGGTGTTAATGATGCTAAGACAGACATTTTTCCTGCACAAGACACAGTAGATCTTACACCTGAAAAGTGGGATGACAAACAAAAAGGTCAGTTTGTAAATCTTCCTTATCATAATGCTAAATTTCCTACACGTTGTGCTATGGATGATGAAGCACAAAGCTTATCGTTTGATAGATATATTGATTATGTAAAACAATTTGTAATTACAAAAGAAGAGTTTCTAAAATTAAAAACAACAACTGATAAAGAGGATAAACAATGGCCAAACTGTGTAAATAAATTTATTAGAAATCAAGTAAGAGAGGGCGAAGGTCGTAATGATGCAATGTTTAATGTTGGTGTTTTGTGTAAAAAATTAAATGAAGATAAAGATTATTGGGAAGCACAACTTAGAGAATTAAATACTAAGATATGCGTCCCTCCACTAAATCCAAAAGAAATTTCAAAGGTAATAGAACAAGTAGATAAAAAAGATTATTCTTACAAATGTGGCACATCAATAGCTAGGATGTTTTGTAATGGCTCTACACAATGTGCAAAGCGTAAATATGGTATTGGATTAAATGAAGCTATTCCTGAAGTAGGAAAATTAATTAAAGTTAATTCTTACCCGGATCCTTATTGGTTATTACCCATTCAAGGAAAAGTTGTAAAATTAGATACAAAACAATTGTATCAACAACAATTGCTAGGTGAACGTTTGTTAAATTATGATATTGTATGGAGACCTTTGCGTCCTAGTAAGCGAGACCCAGATCCATATAGGGATTGGTTAGAAGAACTAATAGCAAACAAACAAGATATGGAGGGATTTGATGGTGAAGAAGAAAGAAAAGAAGTTTTTAATACTAGGATAATAAAATTCTTTGAAGATACAGATACTATTACTGAGTTTGATCAAATAGAACACGATAACATTTATCAAGATGGTCAAGAAATACGATTTAAATTAGAAACTTTTAGACAGTTTATGAAAAAACAAGGGTATAACTGGTCTGAAAAAGAGTGTACAGTATTCTTACAAGGAGCAGGATGTGGCAAGAGTGCGAAATTTCAAGGCATACAAGCTAGACACTGGATTGCAACCTTACCAAAACAAACAGAACACAAAAATAAAAATGTCAAATTCAATAAAGCAAAAGCTCCGTGGGAAAACAATTAAATTTTTTGGACCTCCTGGCACAGGTAAAACACATAGACTTTTAAAAAGAGTTGAAAGATTTTTAAAAAGAGGAGTGTCTCCTGATGAGATTTGTTACATATCTTTTACAAACAAAGCCGTAGAAGAATGTAGAGATAGAGTCCGTAAACAGTTTAAAGGTTATGATGAAGATGATTTCAAATATTTTAGAACACTACATAGTTTAGCTAGACAACAATTCGCTGACATACCTGTATTAGATCCGAAGGTAGATATGTTGCAATTTCACACTCAATATGGAACTGTAAAAATTAATTATAAACCAACTTGGGACGACCAAAAGGTTTACAACAATTGGTCTCTACAAATTTATGATAGAGCTAGAAATATGAAAATGGATCCCATTGCTCTATATAAAAAAGAGCCAAGAAAGAAAGTTAGATTACAACAATTTAAATCTATCATCGCTGGCTATGAACAGTACAAAACTTATGAAACTAACCCTGGAGAGTTTAAAAATGACCGGTTAGATTTTACAGATATGGTTCAAAAATATATTGATACAGGACTACCTATACCTTTTAAAGTTTTGATGGTTGATGAAGCTCAAGATCTAACACCTCTACAATGGGATATGGTCGTAAAGTTAGCAATGAATTCAGATAAAGTTTATTTAGCAGGTGATGATGACCAAGCGATCTATGAGTGGAATGGAGCTGATGTGATTTTCTTTCAAACTTTTCCTGGCAGGATAAAAATTCTACAACACTCTAGAAGATTAAATAAGAAAGTACACTTTTTTTCTAAGTGCATTTTAAATGGTATGGAAGGTTACAGAATAAAAAAAGAATTTACATCTAATGATAATGATGGTGAGATTTATAAATGGAGCACTTTTAAAAAAATTCCTTGGCAGATGGAGGGGTCTTGGATGGTGCTAGCTAGAATCAATGATGTTAAAAAAGAATTACAAGATGAAGCTAGGAAGTTTGGACTTTACTTTCAAGATATGCGTGGGAATAAGTCGTTTGACATAAATCAGTGGAAGGCTATTTGTGATTGGCAAACAGTGTGTGATGGAGGAGCAATAACAAGGGAGGATGCCTGTAATATGTACACCTATCTTCTAAATATAGATCACGGCTACCGGTCAGCGGACAGCAAGAAGTGGAGCTTTGCACATCCAAATCAAGTGTTTAATTTTGAACAGTTACATTTACAAGGTGGAATGACTGAAGAAAAAGTAAACTGGGTTGCAGCTTTTCGTAGAAAATTTAAAGATAAAGAAAAAATATATTTTAATAAGTTAATAGATAGTGGTGTAAATTTAGATGACAAAGCTAAAATTATTATTGACACCATACATCAAGTTAAAGGTGGAGAGGCGGATAATGTTGTATTATCAGCTAAGTGTAATTTTCCATCGCACTTTGAAAGGAAAAATTTAGAAGAGAGAATTAAAGAACTTAGAGTTTGGTATACGGGTGTAACAAGAACCATTAATACTTTACATTTGTTAGGAACTTACCATAAGTATCATTTCCCCTTGAGTAAATATTATAAATTGTATAAAAGTAATTATGTCTAAAAAACAAATAGGTGGATCTCATTATAAAAAATATTTGATTAGTCCTTGGACATTCATAAGAGAGAATAATCTCAATCCTTTTCAAGCTAATGTAATTAGATATGCAGTAAGATATGAAGATAAAGGTGGTGTGCAAGATTTACAAAAAATTATACATTACTGTGAAATGGAGATAGAACATCTTAAAAATAAAAAAAATATTAAATTAATTCCACAAGATAGTCACGAGGCAACAGAGGAGTGGGCTGCTATGATAGCTCAGATGCAAGACTCGTGAGTCATCAACTTAACTTTATTTATAATGATAGCGATTGGGTAGCTCCTTCTGAATATCCTGATTTGAGAGAAGCAAATGAAGTCGCAATAGACTTAGAAACTAAAGATCCTGATCTTAAAAAATTAGGCTCAGGTTGGGCTACAGGTAAAGGACACATAGTAGGTTTCGCAGTGGCTGCACTTGGTAAACAGTGGTATTTTCCTATAGCTCACGATGCTGGTGGTAATATGGATCTGGCTGTTACAACCGCATATATGGTTGATCTGTTAAGAAGACCTAGCACAAAAATATTTCATAATGCCTCTTATGATGTTGGCTGGCTGATTGCAAATGGTTTTGAGATAAATGGTAAGATAGTAGATACTATGATAGCTGCTGCATTAATAGATGAGAACAGGTGGAGTTTTTCTCTCAACGCTTGTGCTAAAGATTATTTAGGTGAAATAAAAAACGAAACATTTTTAAATGAAAAAGCAAAAGAATGGGGCATAGATCCAAAACAAGACTTGTGGAAAATGCCGGCTGGTTATGTTGGTTTTTACGCTGAACAAGATGCTGCATTAACTTTAAAATTGTGGCACAGATTTAAAGCTGAAATACAAAAACAATCTATTAATGATGTATGGGAGATGGAGATGGAACTATTGCCTATACTAATTAGGATGAGACAACAAGGAATAAGAGTTGATGAATATAAAGCTGCTTCACTAAAAAAAGAATTTAGAATAAAAGAAAAGGAAGTTCTACATAAAATTAAAAAAGAAACTACTTTAAATGTTGATATTTGGGCTGCGAGAAGTGTAGCACAGGCTTTCGATAGATTAGGAGTTGAGTATCCTAGAACTGCAAAATCAGATGAGCCATCATTTACAACTAATTGGTTACAAAACTGTGAGCACCCTATTGCTGGTTTAATTAGGGAAGCTAGAGAGATTAACAAATTTCACTCTACTTTTATTGATTCAATTCAAAGATATGTACACAAAGGTCGTATACACTCAGAGATAAATCAATTACGTTCAGATCAAGGCGGAACTGTGTCAGGAAGATTATCGTATGCAAATCCAAATCTACAACAAATACCAGCTAGAAACAAAGAATACGGTAATAAAATTAGAAGCTTATTTTTACCTGAAGATGGTAGACAATGGGGTTCATTTGATTATTCACAACAGGAGCCTCGTTTAGTTGCACACTATTCTGCATCCATAGGAGAAAGACTTGATGGCTCTGATGAATTTATACAAGCTTATGAGGATGAGTCTGCAGACTTTCATCAAATTGTAGCAGATATGGCAGGCATATCGAGAACACAAGCTAAGACAATTAACTTAGGATTATTTTATGGGATGGGTAAAGCAAAACTATCAAAGGAGCTTGGTATTTCTAAAGATAAGGCAGAGATCCTTTTAAATAAATACAATTCAAGAGTGCCATTTGTAAAAAAATTAGCGAGTGCAGTTACACAATCAGCGAGTAAGTTTGGTTTTATAAGAACTATTAAAGGTCGTAAGTGTAGATTTGATAAATGGGAACCTGCAACGTTTGGAATGAATCAAGCTATGAATTATAATGAGGCTAAAGCTAACTACGGTAATAACATCAGGAGAGCATTTACCTATAAAGCTTTAAATAGACTTATACAAGGATCTGCAGCTGATCAAGCAAAACAAGCTATGATTGATTGTACAAAAGCAGGTCATATGCCTTTATTACAGATCCACGATGAGTTATGCTTTAGTATTGGAGAGGATAAGGATATTACAATGATTAAATCTAAAATGGAAAACTGTATAGAAAATCTTAAGGTGCCTTTTAAAGTGGATGTCGCTTTAGGAAAGAGTTGGGGAGAAGCTAAAGATGAATAAGTATATACCTCCGAAAGAACACGATTGTTTAAGATGTGGCGATCAAAGAGAGGTCTGGGTTTGGAAAGATACTTCTGAATCAGAGAAGATAAAAGTAGATTGTCCAATGTGCACCGTACAACGGCCACCGCAAGAACTAAGAGAACTTGGAATTATTTAAAGTTTCGATTGCTTCCAGGTAATCGGTTTGACTCTTTTGTAGTCAGGCCATTTACAATTGTATGTGGCGACTCCGCCTTTAGTAACAATTTTAATAACGTGGCCTCGTTCGGTTGATTCAACATAATGCCTAATATAGTCAGGAATATCACAATAACTGTCTCCTTTTTTTTGGGTCATAGATAGCCTGTCTTATAAATGATATTTTAATAGGTTGCTAGCTCTTTTTACTAGCTATTTATGAAAAGACCCTCAGACGCATCAAGAACACTTTGTTCATTTATTCTTTTTTTTAGGTCTTTAATTTTAATATCGATCCACTTCATATCAGTCGTTACTCTACCTTGTTTCAACGCCTGATTCGCCCACTTGGACTCCAACTGAAGCTTCTCCGATACTAACTCCTGTAGTGCCATTTTTTAGCTCCTCATATGTAATGAAGATTCTCTCCTTATTATAAAAATCTTCATCTTTTGCTTCGATTTCACCATTGGTCAGTTTTTTATCGAACTGTCGTAAAGCCGAAACATCGTCCTGAGCATCAATTATCCCATCATAATACTTTCCTTCTGATCGTATCTGAATTCGATAACTGCTCATAAGAGATTATATAACATAATGTGGTATAAATACAACCCTAAGCACCATCGATGGCTTGACAAGTATATTTAGTGGCTAGCCTATTTCTTTCAACAACATCTTGTGGGACATTACTTAATAATTCTACAGACTCGCTATGTGCTTTTAGTGTGCATTCATAAAAAGAATTGAAATGAATAGGATAAGTTACTCCGGGTGAGCAGGTAAAATCTAGAAAAGAACACACATATATTGTTAGAATAAATTTCAATTAATCTCCCATTTAATCCTTGCATTTAATATCTAATTTGTTATAAAGGGCCTACAAATAAAAGGAGTATAACATAGATATGGATGACAAAAAACCAAGCCTAGTTAAAGAACTGATGTTCAATTTAACGCAGCAAACTAAAACTGCTGGTGCTAATATTAGAGAAGTGGATTTTAAAAAGAATCCAGATGACATTGTACAAACACTAGGGGCAGACACAGAAGCTATACTTATTACTTACGAAAAGGATAAGGGAGAGCTTAAACTTTACCACAACGGAATAGAAATAGACAAAGCTGTTTTTGCTAAACAACTTAAAGCACAAACAGGTTTTTTTGCATTATTTGATTTCGTACAAGAAAAATTTAAATCTTGGAGGGACGCGTGGATAAACTAAAAATAGAACTTAAATCTAGCTCACATCTATTTAGAAAATGGGTGAAAGAAATGGATGAAGTATTATCTAAAACACATACACACTCACAGACGGGTGATAGAATTAGTATGAAAGATAATCACTTTCAAGAACAACGGGGTCGTCTTGCAGCAACAAAGGTTGATGTATATTCGGCACCTGTTTATCCTGTAAATGAGTGGCTTGCATCAGATCTTATACAAGATGAGATTGATTGTAGGACATATGAACAGGACTTAGAAAAAGCTGATGGAGATACGAACAGATGATGAAACAATTAGGATGGATTTGTTTTTTAGTCTTATTAGCAATCATACCACCAAAGCTTTTATTATTAATAATTGGAGTAATGTATTACTTCATAATGTATTAGGAGACAGATGAAAAATATAATAATTATTCTAATTTTTTTATTTGTAACTGGTTGTGGTTACACAATGAAGTTAGGAAAAAAATGTACACCAGGACATACAGAATGGTCTTATGTTTGGTTTATTGAGAAAGAAGGTCAAAATGTCAGCAGAGAAAATTGCAAAGACCTGGCAAAGTAAAAGGATAGATGCGATCAATCGTAAGATTGCTAGAGCATTTAGACCTGCTGCAATACACGAAGTTTATATGGATGAATATGAACGCGTGTACAGATCCGAATGTAAAACTAAAAAGGAGTATAAGATATGGATACAAAAAAATGGAAGAGTGTAGCAGTAGACATAGATAGTTATAAGATAATAACTGCTATGGGAGAGAAGGGGTTTAGAAGACCAGGGGCAATGATAGCTAAACTGGTTGATTCTGAACTTAAGACGATAGCGAGAAAAACAAATAAATCAGTAGAAAAGCTTAAAGCTGATTTAATTATACAAGGAGCAAGAAAACTAAATGGACGATAGTAGTAATAAAACAACTAAAAACGAAAAAATAACAATTGAGATAAGCGAGTCTACAAGAGGTAAAACTCACGCGATGGCAATAGAATTAGCCCTTAGCCTTAGTAAGCAGCTAGAACCCTGGAAAAGACACGTCAAAGGCTTAACAATCAAAAAAAATAACAAAATATTTAAAAAAGTATCATAATCTACATATAGTATGGCAGGTGTAATAAAACACTTGATATTGCGTCTGCCATTTGTTAGAGATCATTTGTATTCCTCATAACCTGATGAAAAGTAGAGGTTCAATCTACTTATATTACCGAACACCGACAGACATTTTTTTAATTATTAATTAAGGAGATTGTTTTGGCAGAAATGAAGCGAAAGCCATTAAGTGAAGTTTTTGATAAGGGTTTAGAAAAATTAGTTCTGATTAGTCCTAATAAAAAAACCTATGATGAGATAACTTCTATTATGTTTCAGCTTTATAACGGTAATGATTATGGTATGGGGAGTTTTAGTCTACAGTTTTTAGATAAAACTGAGAGAGCTTGGCGACAAGGACGAAAAAAAGTTGCAAAGAACTTGGGATTGTCTTTGGTTAAGAATGTGTAGCCACCAGTTTCCATATCCATATCATTGTCTTTCCAAAACTGGTGGTTATGCTGATGGCTATATTTGACAAAGTTTATGACGCTGGTTTAGAACACCTGGCTAAAATGGACGGTCTGGAACGCACCTATTTCATCAACGACATCTACAACGATTACAAAATGTCTAAAGATCTCCGTCAATCTAAAATGGAGGCTTTTTATCTTGAGTTACTCGAACAGCTTATTAAAGATTATGGGAACTAATATTGCTACAGAAGTAATAAAAACTCCACCTAGATCTGAACACAGGTTATACCAAGCTATTATAGTGCAAGCGTTTGAAGATTGTTTGTATACACTTGGCGGCAAAAATGAAGCTTACAATAAAAAAGAAGCTCACGAGTGGTTTATGAGCAACGGTAGAGATTTCAAATATATATGTGATTTAGCAAATTTAGACCCAGATATGGTGCATAGCAGATATAAGTGGTGTTTAGAGAATAAAGTGATTGTTTTTACTGAGATCCAATGTTATTGGATAGAATATAAAAATGAATATAAGAAATACAGATCAGTTGGCACAAAAGAAGAGCGAAGATCTATTAAATCGAGGATCGATCAAATTAAATTTAAATTACAATTGAAGGATAAAAGGAAATGAAGATGAAAATTTTAAAAGCATTAGAGGATAAATATCACGCTAATATAAGTGAAGCTGAAGCGACATTAGAGATATACCTTACTAAATCAGTCGGGATTGGAGAACACCCACAACATATCAATGAATGCGATAAGTTATTAGATAAAATTACACATAATGAGGAAAAACTAGGGTTAGTGCAAAGACTTAAACAATGAAGCCTGTCATCATAACTTTATTATATCTTACCACTTTCGGTGAGATTAAAAAGGAATCTTTTGAAATAGCATCAGGTGTGAGCTGTAGCACTTGGTATCATTCCAATGTGAGGATCATAGAGAAAAAACAAAGAAAATTATTTTCTAACTTGTATTATCACGATTATAAAGGTAAACAAGTCATCGGATATATTTGCGAAGGAGATGAACCAAAATGAGTATTAGAACAAGAATTTGTGCCAGATTAAGATTAAATTGGCCTAGAACCGGTTACATTGGTCTGGGTTTCGTTTGGGCTTTTTTATTATATGCACCTTTTAATTAAAATAGATGAAGCAGCTAAAAACTGGGAGAGAACTGGTGATGAGAAATATAAAAAAGAATGGTATGAGTTAATTAAAATGATTCCATTAAAACCAGTTATAGAGCCTATCTTTCCAACTCCATTGTATAGAAGTATGCTAAAGAACTCTGTTACCGATGCACAGGTAGATTATGTTTTTAAATTAGAAACTAATAAAAATTTGAATAATAAAACGAGTGCTAATACATTTATCTTAAATGAGGATGTATTTAAATCATTAAAAGATGAGCTTCATTTAATGTTAAAAGATTATTATAAGCAAGTCATTGGTCGTGATGATTTAGAGCCATACATAACTCAATCTTGGGTAAATTTTACAGATCCTGGTGAAAGCCATCATTTACATAGTCATAGAAACTCTATTGTATCCGGTGTTGTTTTTTTACAAGCCGATAAAGATTATGATAAAATTACTTTTTGTAGGGATAATTTGAAGGTATTCGACTTTATTGGTAAACCTAATATTTATAATTTTGAAGAGGTTGATGTGCCTGCTGGTAAAGACTTTGTGATTTTATTTCCATCTGACTTACGACATAAAGTTAAGAAAACTGAGTATATTAAAACTAGAGTGAGTTTATCTTTTAATAGTTTTATTAAGGGATTTTTGGGAAAGACTAGCGATTTAACGGAACTTAAAATTTAGTACGAGGGAGGGGCTACGGTTAAAGTTAAACCCTGGGAAAAATGTCTAAGAGACCGTAACCCCTAGACCTTCAGTTATGTCATTGTTCCTCCTATCTGTCTACAATATACTTTAAAAACGGACACCGGACAACGAAAAAAGGGGGTCTCAGTCTCCCTTAACCCCCTTAAGATGATAACAAGAAAACGCTTATATATAAACGCCTAAATTGTACAGTATTCGTCCGTCTAAATCAACGAATTCGTCCTTCTAGACCAAAGAATATATAGCAACACGCGAATGTTGCTAGCAACGCCTGGACGTTGCTATTAAAAATCTACTATATAGATATTCTAGACCTTATTGTAATATTCTTAATCAGAGGTCAAAACTGGTGTATCTGGTGTATCTGATGATTATTATTGTTGTATATCAACACTTTTAAGCGATTCTATGGTGTATCTGTAGGTGTATCTATGGTGTATCTAGATACACCACAATATCAATATTTCCTTGCGTAGTGCAAAAATGTAGATTCGCATTATCTAGTCGGGGGTTAAAATAATCTATATAATAAAAAATTGACGGGTGGTAAAACTTGGAACTTATTTGATTCCAATAACACCCGTCCCGGTATATATAAATTTATGGCATTAAAATCAAAAGCATTAAGAACTATAGATGATCTTACACCCAAACAAAGAAAATTTGTTGATATATTAGTAGCTAATTGGGGAGAGATTACAAAAGGTGAAGCTTGTAAAAGAGCAGGCTATGAAGCAAAAAGCGACAAGAATTTTTCAGACATTGGAAGTAGATTAACATTAAGAAGACATAACCCACACGTTGTAAAGTATTTAGATCAAGAACTTGAAAAAGCAAAAGCTAAATACGAAAAAGATAAACTTAGAAGATACAAACGTTTAGAGAAATATGCTGACGCTGCTTACTCAGAGAAACAATTTGCATCAGCAATAAATGCAGAATTTAGATCAGGACAATTAGCTGGTCTTTATGTTGATAAAAGAGAAGTAAGAGTATCAGGATTGGAGGGTATGTCGCGTGCAGAGCTTGAGAAGAAACTCGGTGAGCTTTCAAACAAAATCGATGGATTCAACGCCAAAACGATTGAAGTTAAGCCAGAGACAAAAGAACTATCTGAAGAGTAATAACTGGACATCTTTTATTACAATATTTAACGAGGTGCATAACTCAGACCTCAATATTAATTTAGGTAAGATAAATGTTAAGACGGAAAAAAAGTAAATACAAACACGCAGTTGTCGGTGGTAAAAAATACTACCTTTATAGGTTATATTGGCTTGATCCGTGTGGGGATGCTGGGCATAGAGATGCTGAGGAAGTAAAGAAGTTAAAACCAGCTAAAATGATTACGCACGCATATATCTTTGATAAAGATAAAAAATTAGTGTGGACATTTGCGTCTTACGATCAAGAAGCTGCTGTATTCTCCGACTGTAATGTATTGTTACGATCAAGCATTTACAAACTTGAAAGAGTAGTAAACCGATCTGAATAAACTATGAAAAAACGAGAGTCAATTTTGTGGCA